TCAGCGTTTTGTCTGCATGGTTTCGAGGGTTTTCTCGAAGGCTTTTTCGGTATCCTGCTGGATCTTTTGGGTGTTGTGGGTGTAGACTTCGTCGGTCATCTCGACGCGCTTGTGGCCGAGGCGGCCAGCCACGCCCTTGAGGGATGCACCGGCTTCAATGAGCATAGTGGCGTGGGTGTGTCGGAAGGAGTGGGCATTGAGGTCGTACTTCTTGAGGGTCTGCATGAGGGTGGCACGGCTGAGGGGCTTGCCAGTGGGGCCGGTGCAGACCATGTAGCGTCGATGGGCGTTGGGGCGGGCGGCTCGCTTGGATGGATAGCGCAGTGTATGATCATCCTGCTCGTCGACGATGCGGTAAGTGTCACCCGCCTCGAGCTCCCAGGATGACTGCATGGCCTTCCAGCGTTTAAGTTCGGCGAGCAGGCTCTCGTCGACGATGATATCCCGGATGCTTGTGGGCGTCTTGGGCGGGACGAGGAGGTTGCCGGAACCGCTGATGTAGGTGTACTGCTGCTGGATGCAGATGATGCGCCGCTCAAAATCAACATTTTCCCAGCACAGACCAAGTACCTCGCCGATGCGCGCGCCGGTGTGGTAGAGCAGCATGATGGGGATGTGGCACAGATTCCCGAGTGGATGATCGCGCAGGAGCTGCTCGTATACGTCCGGGGCGATGATGGTCCGCTTGACGAGGTTGCGCGGTGCTGACTTCGGGATCTTGATATAGTTAACCGGATTGCTCTGGATGAGCTCGGCGGGATAGACGGCGTAGTCGAGTGCCTGATGCAGGATGCGGCGCATTTGCAGCAGGTAGGAGTGGGAGAGGCCGAGAGATGCCTGCTGGCGGATGAAGCCGTCGAGAAGGGCAGGTGTGAGATCCTGCAAATCGGTCATGCCGATGACAGACAAGATGTGCTGCTCGAGAATCCTGCTGTAAACGTCATAGGTGCTTTCACGCACATTGCTGCGCACGACGTTTTCCATCCACTTCTGGCAGAACGCGCGGAGCGTGATGCGGTCGCTCGTGATGCCGATGTTGCCGTGGCGGTAATCCGTGTATGCGGCCACGCCGGCCGCATAGGCGTCATCCTTCAGGGCAAAGCCGCCCTTCTCGATGACACGGCGCTTCCCGTATGCGGTCTTGCCTGCCTCGAAGATGTAGCTGTAGGTCTTCCCGCGCTTGCGGACACGGACGGTAGCCATGAATATCCCTCCATTCTAGGTTCGGTATGAAAAACGTAGCTATTCGATTCTAGAGATAGGATTCCACCTATAGAGAAGATTAGATCTGACATGTAAGACTTGATTTCTCTGACGTAGCATGTATAATATGAACTGTAAGAAGTCAACTTGAGAAGGATACGGCTGGGTTCCTGAATAGGAGTAGGCCTATGGCTTAGAATTCCTTTGCCCCTGGGGTTGACTTCCCTACTTTGTCTTTAAGGTCTTGAACAACGTGTTCAGGGCCTTTTTTGATTTGATCCATTATTAGATTGATAGTCTTATCACTATACGAATAAAATTTGCTAGATCCGATATTGTATTCATAGCAGTAGGCTGGATCTTGCTTGAGATTATAGAACTTTACGAATAAATCGAAAAGATATTTATTAAAAGAGTGACGTTTGCTATCCTCTTTAGGGCTAGGATTGATAAAGTTGATACCTTCTCGCTTTATTCGATTGTTGATGATATTAACACAGTCAGAAACATTATGCGGACAAGATTTTTGCATATCGTGTAACTCTTTGACGATAAAAGTAGCTTCCTCGGCATTTTTTGCAATAGCGAAGCTGGCAGTAGCTTCTTTACGCTTCTTAGTGATGTAGTACTCATGACGAACCGGAATAGCATATTTATCATTATGTTCAAGATTTATGGTTTGTCCGATGGTCGCCATGGCTGACATGATACGAGAAGCAATTTCTTTGGGGTATCTTGCCTGTATAGATTCTTTGCTTAATTCATCCATTTTTACGGACAGGGTAAGAAAATTACTACCGAGCTGTGCTGTAATGTCAATATCAAAGAATTGCAGAAGCTTATTAATGTAGTTCAGCACACAAGATTGGAAGAGTGGCACATAGATTTGCTCATACTCTTCCGTGATAAAATGGGTACTTGTATTTCGCAGGTCGATAATCTTCTCAAGATTTTTCCGCAAGGGGTCTTTATCATTCGTGAAAATTTGTTTGATGCATACACTCAGTGATTTTGTTTGATGGCTATCTGCATAATAAATGCTATCTGCGCCAAGTGTTTGTAGCATATGAGCCTTTAATAATAATTCCCAAGCATTGCAGATAAAGAAGCTGAAACCTTCTACTCGGTATTTAATCGTCGGCTTGTTATACAATTCAATGCCAACAATGAAAGCTTCTTGACTTTTATTGACTAACTTATGAATCAATTCATCACATTTATTTTCAGTGACCATATAGCGTACTTCCCTTCTTATATGGTTATTCTTAGGCCGCCTGCGGGCGGTCTTTTTTGTTGCCAGAAATCCTTATCGTGCGAAAATCGTGCGAAAATCATGTGGGGTAACAGGAGCGGCATGCCCTGAGCCCCAGAAACACAACGGATGCGTGCAATTTCTATCGTGCGAAAATCGTGCGAACCGTCTGCTCTATCTATTTCATGGCCGCCTGCTGGCGGCCTTTTTATTGCATGGATTTCTTCAGCTTCTCGAAGAGGGAGAGCTGCTGGTCGATGTTGGCTTCCTGTTCGTCCTGCTTGAGGCAGTGCTTCAGGTGCTCAAGGGCGGCCTGTGTCTCGGTGATGGCGGCCTGGATATCCTCGCGGCTGGTCGGTGTGGCTGCGGGCTCTTCATACGGCTGATCCCAGTGATGCTTGAGGCCTTCGATGTAGGCGAGCTTGATGAGGCCGGCTATATGGTAGGACTTGTCGTAAGGGAGCCAGAGGGCGTTGCGATGCTTCCAGACGCCTTCGGTCTTGGATTTGTACATGCGGTTGATGGCGACGTAGCGCTTGCCTGCTGAGCGAATCAGGGCGACGCGAATGCCCTTGGAGTCCGGGAGCTCGAGCATGCCGACTTCGATATCTTCGTCGATGACAATGGCCGGTTTCTCTGCAGTCTTCTTGCGGGTCGTGGTCTTTCTGGTAGCCATGTGGTTCCCTCCTAGCTAGATTTATTTTATATCGTTCACGGCTTGCAAACGCCGCATGGTGTGTAGCCGTCGGCGATAGCCTCATCTCGTGAGCTGATGGTAACGAAGTTTTCAGGATGCTTGATGGTGCGGCAGGTTGGCCGGTGGAATTTTTTCGAGTTGGGATTGCCGAGGTATCTTGCTTCGGAGATGGTGGACGCTCCTGAAGCGGCTTTGCTGGTAGTATTCGATGCGTTGGACGTTGCCGTCGACGAGGTGGCCGAAGTGGACTGTGCTGCAGAGGAACTTGTGACAGCGGCTTCCTTCTTCACGGTGCTCGAGGTTGAATCTGCCGAGTTGTCTTTTCCTGAGCTTGTGTTCACAGAGGCCGCTGTGGTTTGGACGGTTTGTGTGGCAGGATGTGTCGATGGTTTATTGATTTCCGGATTGATGAAACCGAAGAAAAACCAGATACAGAATGTACCTACTGCAAGATACTTAAACTGCTTGGGTGTATATTTTTCACGATGCAGATAGAGCATGAACATGCCGAGCGGCCAGAGGAGAAGGAGCATCAGCCATACGATTCCCTGTCGGTCATACCATTTTCTATGTTTAGAGATGGATTCAGCTGATACGTTAGTTTCTTGGGAAGTAATATTATGCTCAGAAATTTTCAACAGATTTTCTTTGCCACTAGGAATTATATTGTTGGAAAGCACTGTGGTATCTTCCAAATCATAAAATTTATAATTAGAATCATTTTCTTTAGGAGTACGGCTGATTGATTTATAATATTTAAATAGATTTTCTTTTCCATGCAATTCATCAATTATAATTGAAAATATAGTCTCCTTATCAAAATAGGAAAATGGAAGTGTTAAATTCGACTTTTCCAACGCTTCGATATATAGACTCTTTAAGTCATTATCAGATAAATTTAAGGCAGTAACTAGCTTGTCTACATTAGACCAATCTCCATTAGAAAAAATATATTCCAACGATCTATATGGCCCAACTAAATTTTGATTATCCATCCCGCTTAAATCGATGAATTTTGCAATTAGTAAGAACTTTAGCGCTTCTCTTTTCTTACACCTGTTATTCGAGAAGATATATAATTTATGATATAGGTCACTAATGTTTCTGAAATTCTTCTTAGTAAGTTCTTCTTGAATATGCTTCTTGAATAATGCAAGTAGGACATCTCGCGGAAGATCTTCTGATTCTGACAGCTGATTCTCCATATCATGAATCTCTTTATTCATAAAACCATAGTAATTTTTGTAATTTTCTAGATAGGCTGCATGACGAGTAACTTCTTTTTTCCCTTTCTCTGATTGCACATAAATTTTAGGGAGTTGTGCTTGATACTTCTCTATCGGGATATTTTCAATAATCCTTTGGATTAAAACATCTTTTTTCCCAGATAATTTTAATTTTTGATTACGCAATATATCTTTTAAAACAGGAACCGTCAAATGATGCAAGGCCTCTTCTGGCGCCCCTATTGTCAAATATCCGTTTTTGCAAAGCCAGTTTAATCTTTCTCGATAATCTGGACCAGTCAGGTCCTGATGATACTCGGATAGCAATTCTTCAATGGAACGATGGTCATAGTAATCCAATAAGAATATATCAATAGCAGATAGTGACATAGTAAGCCCTCCTTTTGATTATACTTTCCCGCGCAGTTCGACTACTTTTCCTAGTATCCTGACAGGGAGGTCGCGGATTTCTTGGTTGGAATAGAAGTGTGGCTCATACACAGACGTGTTCGTGGCAATCAGGGTGATGCCGTCTTCTTGCTTCTTGACGCGCTTGACGGTGGCCTCGTCGCCGTTGACCATCACGATGGCGATGTCGCCGCTGTCCACGTCTTCCTGTTGGCGGACGATGACGACATCGCCTTCCAGTATCCTCGGCTCCATTGAGTGGCCGCAGACGCGCAGCGCGAAGAATTTGCCGGATGCCGCCAGTCTCTGCGGAATCTCTTCCCAGTCGATGACTTCTTCGATTGCCTCAATGGGGATGCCAGCGACAACTCGACCAAGGACGGGGATGCGGACGCCATATTCTGTTGTGGACTTATGCAGAGACGGATGCGCAGGGGCGGGGAGTGGGTCTTCTTCAATCAATTTCTTGGCACAGGCGATGGATTTTTCTAGTGTGTCTTCACTATAGACTGGAACAGACTTATCTTCGCGAAGGCGCCCGTACTTATCGCGCAAGGTAACAATCTCTTGGACAGGGCGGTTCATCTCGTCAGGGCTCATCTCAGCATATGGACGCACAGGATTGTCGGTGTTACCCAATAAGTAGTCTGTAGAGACATTGAAGAAACGCGCCAGCTTCTCGACGTTTCTGCGCACGCTTCCGCCGTTCTCGTATTTCACATAGGTCGTTCTATCTAGGCCGAGGGCCTTAGCGCAGTCTGCTTGGGACATTCCCTTCAGTTCACGAAGCATCTTTAGCTTCTCAGCTGACGTTTTCATTATACATCACTCCTTTTCCTCTATTATATGTGAAAAACGTTCACATATAAAGATGTGGAGAAATTTCACTTAAAGCTGTTGACAGTGGAGGAACTTCACTGTATAATGGAAGAGAACTCGATGTGAAGCATCTTCACAAATGACGACTATATAGGAAAGGAGCGTAAGACATGGAACGTATCAGAGAGCTACGCAAGCTGCGCGGCCTGAGCCAGGAAGAACTGGCTCGCATTGTCGGAGTAGAGCGCTCGACTGTATCCAAGTGGGAAACGGGCGAAGCCAAGCCGAGAGCCGACCTCTTTGTGAAGCTCGCAAAGACTTTGCATTGTAAGGTAGACGATTTATTTTTTGCTTAAAACGTGAAGAAACGCCACGTTTTGGGAAGGAGAAACAAAGATGAATGAATTGAAGGTATTCGAGAATCCTGAGTTCGGTCGGGTGCGTACTGTATCCGTAGACAATGAGCCATGGTTTTTCGCCAAGGACGTATGTGACGCACTCAGTATTGCAACCAATCATGTTCGCGAGTCTCTTGATGAAGATGAAGTAAGCAATCTCCGTAGTACGGAGATTGGTCCTGAATTTGGCGGCAAGGCTCCACTGATTGTATCTGAAGCCGGGCTGTACTCATTGATTTTGAAATCGCGCAAACCGGAGGCGAAGGCGTTCAAGCGCTGGATCACGCACGAGGTCATCCCGGCAATCCGCAAACACGGTGGCTACATGACGCCGGAGAAGGTCGAGGAAGCCCTGCTGAATCCGGACGTGCTCATCCGGCTGGCAACGGAGCTCAAAGAAGAGCGCAACAGGAACAAGGCACTCCATGACCTCGCCGTTGAGCAGGACAAGCATATTGCACGCCAGAACGACCGGATTGCCACGCTGGAGCCGAAAGGCATCTTCGCCGACTCGGTCAGCGCCAGCGACACGACTATCCTCATTGGCGAGCTGGCCAAGATCATCAAGCAGAATGGCACGGATATCGGGCAGAACCGCCTGTTCCAGTGGATGCGCGACCAGAAGTACCTGATCGGCCGCAAAGGAACCGACTACAACATGCCAACACAGAAGGCCATGAAGCTCGGTCTGTTCACCATCAAAGAGACGACAATCAACCACTCCGACGGCCACGTCTCCATCAGCAAGACGCCGAAGGTAACCGGCAAAGGCCAGGTCTACTTCGTCAACAAGTTCCTGCGCAAGGCGCTGAACTGAGGTGAGTGGCATGAAGACCGATATGCAGATGCTCCGGGCCTGCATGAAGTACCACAACCGAACGCAGGAAGACGTGAGCCGAGCTCTCGGCATGGTTCGCTCTACGTTTTATCTTCACATGAAGGACGGGAACTTCACCATCTCGCAGATCCACAAGATGATGGAGTACATCCCCTTGACGATGGACGACGTCAGCCGCATCTTTTTCGCAACAAAAAAGCGGGGCCGTCGAGAAGGGCCTAACGCGTGTGATGGTTTAAAAGAGGAGATGGTAGCATGGAACTGAACGAGCTCAATGATTTTGTTGCAAAGGGGAAGATGCTCCAGCAGCTCCTTAAAGAAACGCCGGAAATCATCGAGTATCTGAAACTGGCGAAGGAGCCGCCGGTGCTGCCAATTCGCACGGACTGCCTCGTGCTCGTGGCGCAGGCGGCGAAGGTTCTGGCGGTCAGCCGGGGGACGATTTACCAGTATGTCAAGGATGGACTCCTCAAGGCGTACTACACGCCAGGGAGCGAACGAATGAAGTTTTGGCTCAGCGATCTGCAAAGGCTGGCGTCGACGGAGCCGGAAAAGAAAGGAGTATCTGCATGATCCCAATCGCGAAGTACGATAACGAGGGCCGCTGCATTAAAGCGGGGATGTCACTGCGGCCCGTCAAACGGACGCTCGGGCGCGCTAAGAAAGCATTGACGCCAAGCGAGAAGACGCAGAGCCGCATCGAGTGGACGGTCGCCGGCATCGTCATGCTGCTTGGCACGATTGTGGCTGTCGAGGTGCTGGCCGCCATCGCGGCGGTGATGATGTGATGACAAGGAGAAAGCCAGTACCGCCGCTCTGCAGGCCGGGCTACTTCTGCCTGACATGCCCATACCCGCGCTGCATCCGGCCGAGTGCGGGGGGGCTGCAACAACGCGACGCGGGAAGAGATATACATGCTGTCGCTCGCCGGCATGGCGCGCATCAGCAAACAGTGTAAAAAAAGAGCCGGGCACTGAGATGTCCGGCCAATAAGAAAAATTGATTGGTTGTGGTCATTGTACCACAGATTGGAGTGAATTTCATGGCAAAGATGATTATGACGGTCGCTGAGATGGCGGACCGTAATGCATGGCTCAAGATGCGTACACAGGGCATCGGTGGCAGTGATGCAGGCACGATCGTGGGGGTGAATCCGTGGAAGAGTAAGTACGAGCTCTGGCTGGAGAAGACGGGACAGGTTGTGCCGGAGGACATCTCGGACCGTGAGCCGGTCTACTGGGGCAACCGCCTCGAGGATATCGTGGCGCAGGAATTTACGCGCCAGACGGGCAAGAAGGTCCGCCGCCATGGCATGGTGCAGAATGAGGCGTATCCGTTCCTCTTCGCAAACGTTGACCGCATGGTGGCGGGCGAGAAAGCGGGCCTCGAGTGCAAGACGGCCAACGGCTTCAAGGCGTCCCTCTGGGAAGGAGACGAGGTGCCGGCAAGCTACTACTGCCAGTGCCAACATTACATGCTTGTGACGGGCCTGCCGGTCTGGTACATCGCCTGCCTTGTTGGCGGACAGCACTACGTGTGGAAGCCGATCAAGCGCAACGAGGAGGACGTCCAGACACTTCTTGAAATGGAGAAAGCCTTCTGGAAGTGCGTTGTCGACCGTGTACCGCCCGATGTGGACGGCTCGGCATCTTGCACCGAGGCGCTGGCCGAGCGTTTCCGTGGCGGTGTGGCTGAGAGCATCGAGCTGCCATCCTGGGCGGTGGCTGAGGTCGAAGCCATTCGTCAGCTCGAGGCGCAGAAAAAGGAGCTCGATGCGAAGATCGCGGCGAGCAAGAACCGCCTGAAGGAGCTCATGGGCGACCACGAGACGGCCGTCTGGGGCACGGAGGATGAGGGCGGCCGCATCACATGGAAGACGCAGAAGGGCCGCACATCCATCGACAGCAAGCGCCTGAAGGCCGACCATCCCGACATCTTCGACGCTTACAGCAAGGTCGGCAAGCCGATCCGCGTCTTCCGCATCGCATGATTTTTGTCAGAAAGGATTGATTACTATGGCATCAACAAAGGGCGGCATCATCGCCGCAAAGAAGAATGAGGTCCAGCAGGCAGGAAAGGCGAAGGGGCTGCAGTCCCTCGTTATGAGCATGGGGCCGCAGATCGGAAAGGCCCTGCCGACGGTGCTGACGCCGGAGCGCTTCACGCGCATCGTGCTGACAGCGCTCTCGTCGAATCGCCAGCTGCAGGAGTGCACACCGCCGTCATTCCTCGGCGCGATGATGCAGGCGGCCCAGCTCGGCCTCGAGCCCAACACGCCGCTCGGGCAGGCCTACCTCATTCCGTACCGCAACCACGGCCAGCTCGAGTGCCAGTTCCAGATCGGCTATAAGGGCTTGCTGGCGCTCTTCTACCGCTCGGGCGGCAAGGACCTGCAGGCGCATGAGGTGCACGAGAACGACACATTCGAGTATGAGCTTGGCCTCGAGCCGAAGCTCCGCCACGTGCCAGCGCTCACGGATCGCGGGCCGGTCATTCTCTACTATGCCGTCTACCACACCAAGGACGGTGGCAGCGGCTTCGCTGTGATGAGCATGGACGACATCAAAGCGCACATGCACCAGTTCAGCAAGGCGGCCGGCAAGGGCTTCTCGCCGTGGTCGACAAACTTCGACGAGATGGCGAAGAAGACGGTCATTAAGAAGGTGCTCAAGTACGCGCCGATGGCGACCGACTTCGTCCGCGCCGTGGCCGCCGATGAGTCGATCAAGCACTACACCGAAAAGACGGCCGATATCCTCGATGCCCCGAGCGAGACGGAGTACGAAACCATCGACGCCGACTATGACAAGGAGCAGCCGGATGGAGAGAAGCACGTTGATCCAGAGACTGGCGAGATCCTGAATGAGGAAGGCAACCTGAATCTGTAAGCTGAGGAGGCACGTCAATGAACTACGTCAGACAACTGAATGCGTTCGGCGAGAAGAGCATCGGCGTGCTCAATGCCAAGGAACAGGCCGTGTATCTGCGGCTATTCCTGATTGCCAATCAGCTGAAATGGCCTGAATGGTTCGAGGTAGCGAACTCACAGCTGATGCGTGAGTTGGGGATGCGATGGAAAAAGACCATCATCGATGCCAGGCGGGAGCTCGAGAAGAAGGGGTTCATCCGCTCCGTCGACCCAGGCCACAAGATGAAGACACGATACCATCTCATCCAGCTGTACGATGACTCGTCCAAGGGTTCTAAAAACGAACCCATAACAGAGCCAAGGGTTCGAAAATCTAACCCTATGGGTTCGAAAAACGAACCCATAACCACCGCCAAGGGTTCGAAAAACGAACCCTACATAAACAGTATAAACAGTAAACATATCTCTTCTACTACAGCGCCACCCCAAGACGAGAACTTCCGGCAGGTGGTCGAGGTCTACGAGAAGAGCATCCGGCCTGTACCGAGTCCGGCAGATCTGGAACGTCTCTCCGACTGCCTGGACCACTACGGCGAGGATGCTCTGCTCAAGGCTATCGACAGGGCGGACTACCGAGGCCGCCGCAGCATGGGGTATATCGAAGGCATCTTGAAGAGCTGGGAGCAGAATGGATATGACGATCCAGAGAATCCAGAGGAGGAACATGGACATGGAAAAGCAGATGGACCCAGACCTGCAAAGACTGCTGGTCGACATCGCAAGAAAGCGCTCCGCTTTGACCCAGAAGCCGAGCGACGCAAGTGGGCCAACGAGAAGTCCGGCTGGGATTGATGCACGCGAGCAGGAGAAGCACATTAAGGCGCTTGAGTTTGCGGGCATCGGCAAGCGCTATCAGGGCATCACGTTCGAGAGCATCGAGCGCCGTGGCCTGCCGCCCGATTGGGATATCCGGCAGAACTACAAGGCCGTGAAGGCCTATGCCGAGGACATCCAGCAGAACGTCAAGCGCGGCTATGGCCTCATCCTCGCGGGCAACTATGGCACGCTCAAGACGACGATGGCCGTGGCCGTGATGCGACACTGGATGCGCGTGCAGGACGGGGGCTGCCTTATGGTGCCGATGTGCTCGCTCATCGACAACCTCTTCACGATGAGAGCCCTCAACAAAGAGGAATGGGCACGGTATGAGCGCCGCATCCGCTCGACGCCTCTACTGGTCCTCGATGACCTCGGCAGTGAGAATATCGACCAAGGCTGGGTACTCAGCAAAGTCGACAGCATCATCACTGAGCGCTACAACAAGATGCTGCCGATCATCGTGACGACGAACCTCAGCAAAGAGGAGCTGGCTGGAACATACTCCGGCCGCATCATGGACCGGCTGCGCAACACCTCGCAGTGTTTGATATTTAGCGGAGCCAGCCAGAGGAAGGTGAGAGCATGACCAACAGCAGGGCCAAGGGCAAGGCCGGGGAACTAGAGTTTGCTAGGCTTTGCCGGGCGAATGGCTTCGAAGTGCGTCGGACGGCGCAGTATTGTGGGAATACCGGCGATGCGGCGGACTGTGTCGGCCTGCCCGGTATCCACATTGAGGTCAAGCGCGTTGAGCACCTGAATATCGACGATGCTCTCGACCAGGCTCGGCGCGATGCCGAGGCGAAGCATGACGGCAGCCTGCCCATCGTGGCCCATCGACGCAACAACACGCGCTGGAAGATCACGATGGATGCGGTCGATTGGTTTGAGCTTTTCCGCGAATGGGAAGCAGGAAGGAGTAAGGAATCATGAATCATGTGACGTTGACAGGCACGGTCTTCCAGCCGGAGAGCCGTGTGGCGAAGAGTGGTATGGCAGTGCTGACGTTTCGCTTGTCGTACTACCAGGGCAAAGGGAAGGATGGTAAAGCCACGTATGGCAGCATCGATGTGACGGCTTTCGACCGTCTGGCACAGGCATGGGATGGCCAGCTGCATGACAAGGACAAGGTCATCGTGACCGGCCATATCACGCTGGACAAGTGGGAGAAGGATGGCAAGAAATACTACAAGCATCGCCTGATCGCGGATGACATCGGCCAAGAGCTGAACCTGTTCGCCAATTCCAATCCGGGCGGGCAGTATATTCAAGATGAGGAAGTGCCGTTCTGAGCTCCTGAGACACGCTAGAACAGGCATCTATAGCAAAACGCATACAAGGATATAGGTGGAGAGTGAAATGAGTACAGCAAGGAAAATGAGACGGAAGCTGAACCGGGCGCTGCCGGGAGCAGACGTAGAGACAGTGCAGAAGACATTGAAGGCCATGCAGGTGGCAGCTGAGGAGCAGACAGCCGACAGGATTTACAAGAAGCTGCGGCGGGACATCCAGAAGCCATCCGAGGCGTATGCAACTGGCGTTGCCGACGCATTCGCCTCCGTCGTCGGCTTTCTGAGAGATGGCGGCCTTGGCGCGCCTTTCGGGGCCACGCGGCTCACGCGC